AGTAGCTACAGGCGAGCCGAATACAGAACAGACGGGAAAAATTTCTAAGGACCCAGAGATTGTCACTGAAGTGTTTGATCTTTTGTTTAGTGATACACATAGCTTTATGACTGGTGAAGACATTCGCATAAAAATGGATGCTCAGCCAGAGTTGTTTGCAGACAAAATAAGATACACGCCAGCCGGCGAGAAAGAGATGGTATCAACCAAAGAAAAATCGGTAAATAGTTTTTATAATAGACAAAACAAAGCTCAAGGGTGGGGAATTATGGATCGCTCCATCAGCGGCGGAAGCGGGTTTCAATATATTCTCAACGATATTCGTCCGAAGGGCTTCAATCAAGTGGAGCAAACATCTGTATTTCAATGTTTTCCAGCCAAAAGAGGTCTTGATGTATCTGATACAGATATTGCTTCTTTATTTCTTAATGCTTTGCCAACAATTATGTTGTCCAGAGCGATGCCCTATCTTGAAATCGGTATTTTTGATAATGTTGAAGTAGCGGACGGAAATTTTTTATCTTCACCTTCTATTTCTTTGTCGAAGTTTTTAGGTGTAAGTCAAGGCGACAGCCCAGCAGATCCTCTTTTTGGTGGGTTTTTAGATAGCGCAGGTGAAGTCGATAAGACCGGAAAAGGTATGAGACAAGTATCCGGCATGGAAGTGTTTACAACTCCTCAAACCATGGTCGACAGAAATGCAGCACTTTACTCCAGAGAAGCAGGCGGCCCCGCAGATAAATTTAGACCTTTTATGTCAATTCAAAGCTTGACGATAAACGATACAGCCACCGGAGCAGCAAAGTCATCTTATAAAACAGCTTCTTTATCTTTGATTCTTCATGATAAAGGAAGGTTGAGTGATATTGCAAGATTGGTAGCCCCAAGAAGGCTGGGTTCAACAAGATTTCAATTGACTTATGGCTGGTCACACCCTGATGGCAACATGAAGATGCGTAGAACAGATGCAGATGCGATGACCAGGATTGGTGACCTCATTGATGCAATGAAAGTAACAGAGACTTACAAGCCTTCTAATAGTAGTTTTAGTTTTGAAAAAGATGGAAGCGTAAAAATAGAACTTGAGCTTGTTATGGCAGGAACGAATAAGGTGTCAATGACAGATCTGACTGTGCTCACCTCAACTGACGGAGCAGCTCATGCAGATGTCGGTGAAATCGCGAAAATATTGAGTCGAGTCGACCAGCATATGAAAAATCAAGCTGATTCTTTAGACGACTTAGATGTCGAGGTTCCAACGTTCTTAACATCTCCAAGCTGGGAAAGTTTAGTTACAATAGACGGTAGAGCCCTAAAAAAGCTAAACAGCTTTTTAGAATCGATGGAAAAGTCTTCTGAGAACAAAGATCTCAAGACAGCAGCTAGTCTTGTATTGGGATTATTAGACCCAACCGACGCTAATGGAGCGCTAGTTTCAAAAATCAAAAAAGATAGAGCCAATCTAGCTCAAGAAATCTGCAATCGTTTGCGTTCTTCTCCTGATCCTTTTCTTCGGCCGGGCAAGGGAGTAACAGCAAAGAATCTTGGAAGTGGAAATAGAAAGAAAGACTTCTCAGACACATTAAAAAAATCAAAAAAGGGAAATGTTGTTGGAGGGCAAAATTATGTATCTTACGGCAAGCTGATGGTATATATGCTTCAAGATGTACTCCAAGAAACCCGTGCAGACGTTCAGTTTGTTTTTTCTGCATTCAATAGAGATGCAGCCGGAGTTTTTGACTACAACATAGCACAATTTCCAATCTTGATTGATTTGCTGCAAGAAGATTTGGCTGATGAACTAAAGAAATCTCATAAATTTTCTATATCTGATTTTGTTAAGATGATAGGAGAAAAACACATAGAGTTTCACGGCAGCAAGGCATACGGTCTAAACAAGATCTACGTTCCGAATAAAAGAGGAACTGATGCAGCCGGACAATACACGAAAAAAGTCGAGCAGGCCTTCGACAAAGACCGGCTAGCCGGCAAATTCGACATTGAGACTAAGCAGATAGCAAACTTGGATGAACTATACGGAAAGGGCAAAAGAACAGACCCAACATTTGTTTGCCCATTAGTCAACATGAGGATCGAAACGCGCCCAGCCACGAGAACGCCACAAAGCACTAAAAATAAAATACAAAGCGTTACTAAAGTTTGTTTTTTCGATGAGTGCTGTGGGTCTACAATGTCGTTAGGTACAGCTATGTCGACGCTTTTGAAAGGTAATTTTTTCTACACAGAAGACTATTCGTCTGATACGACTGATACCTATTCAGCAAACCATCAAGATGTTTTCAACTCAATGGTAAATCTTTTAAAAGAATACAAGTTTGTTAAGCCTCTTGTGGACCAATCTTCCTCAGGCGCGCTGTTGACCGATCTAAAGAAGAATTATCAACAAGAGATGGAAAAGAAAATGCCAGCACGTGTAGAGAGTTTGCTGAGGATGAAAATTGAAAGAACAATGGTTTTGACAACTGATCAAGACGATGTAAAAAATATATTTTTTGGATTTTCTCCTTATCTTATATACGGGTCCGAGGGCTCGGGGCTAGTTGAAGCACAAGTATCATCTGAACAAAACGAGAATATTACGTCTATTGCTATTGCCAAAAGAGTTCTCCAACAAGCTGACCCGGATGAACCTACAAAAACTCCTATGGAGTTACCCATGCAGGTTCATCCTGCAACCGTAAGTGCAACAACTTTTGGATGTCCTTTGCTACGTTATGGACAAAAATATTTCATAGATTTCGGCACCGGAACAACAATAGATAATTACTACGCAATTACAGAAATTAATCACACGATCTCATCAGACACCTTTACTACTGATATTCAGCTCACACCTCAGGATGCTTATGGAAGATTTATCAACGCGTCAGGTATGGCAACAAATCAAGTAATATCAGCTCTCTCAGCAGGCTTTGTAAAGAAGAAGAAGAGAAAAGGAAAAGGAAAAAGCAGAGCCAAGAAACAAGGTGAAGGCCTGATAGGGATTATAAAAACGGTGGGTCGAATAATTCAGGCAGCGTTCACGAAATAAGTGAACACTTTGCTGTCAGATACTATGATTTTATAAATGATCGTGTATGAAACAATAAATCGTCAAAACTGCAAGATAGCATCACTCTTAGATGAGATTGATAGTTGCATAAACTTACCAGACTTGTCAGAATTTATAACGATAGCATCGGGAGAAGAAAGTGATTTTGTTCCGGAAAAAGTCATAAAAATTCAAAAAGCCCTTTCTCCCAATCAGACAGCGTGGCCTTTATTGATTACAAAGTCTGAGAGGGGTCAAATCGTTGACAGAATGGTAGAGAAGTGCACAGCTGTTTTCCTGTGCAAAGAAGATCGACAATATTTTAGCACGTGGAGCGAAATCAGAAAATTTTTGAATTCTTTGTCGACGCTCACAGTAGATGCCCCTACATGGAGGCAGTCAATAACATCTTCTGGCATGTCAGAACAGGCACAGCGCCTACCTCTTTGTTGGCTAACATCAAAAGACTCACAGGTTGCTATTGACCCGGTCAGATATTCAACAAAAAGTTCTTCTACAGGAAGGCTAACTGTTGTCGAAGGTCCTAACTTTCTTACGTTGCCAAAAGCCTGCCGCAAAGCTTTGAGGCCCGCGGCCAAAGATTCACAAATCATTGAAGTTGACTTTACGTCCCTGGAGCCACGCGTTGCTTTGCAACTTTTTGGCAACTTATCAGAAGAGGGAGATGTTTATGAGCTTTTAATGAAAGCGTGTGGTATAAAAAACAGAGACACTGCTAAACTTGCAACAATTTCTACCCTCTACGGAGCATCTTTAGCAAGGCTAGCCCCGTCGTTAGGAAATAAAAAAAGTGCGCAGTCTGTTGTTGAAAGCGTAAGAAATTTTTTTGGTGTAGCTGAACTTGAAGACAAACTAGAAAAACAAGCCAGAGAAGGCTTGGTTAGAAATATCTTTGGAAGGCCGCTTAGAGTGGCAACTAAGCAAAAGAGAGTTCGTCTAAATCATGTGATACAATCGACAGCAGCTGACTTAGCTAACTTGCTTTTTTCTGATCTTTGTAAAAAGTGTGAGTATGCTAAGCCTTTAGTTGTAATACATGATGCGCTTATTGTTGAAATTCCAAATGATAAAAAACAAGATTTTGTCAAAGAATGTAATAGCTTATCTTATAATGGCTTTAGGTTTCCGACTAAAAACGAAATTTTGCATATTTAATAGCAAGATGAGCAAGAGGCTACCAAGTGAAAATTGATAAAAAAATATTTGAAGCAGTCATGGAATTGCTAAAAGAAGAAGAAGAGGCCAGGGCTGAAGCCCCCAAGGAAGACGCTGAAGCCGATAAAAAAAGCGTAAAAGAACCCGCGAACGAAAAGAAAAAGAAAGAATCTACTTCTAGCAAAAAAATTAGAGCCCAGGGCGCATTTGGCAAAGGCGGATGGTCACAGCAGCTGCAAGTTGCTGAGTCTCGATCGATTGACGATCCAGCAGGCTTGACAAAGGACTTGGGAATAACGTCAGCATCAGGAAAGAACGATTTAGAAAAAGCTTCCAGCGTGCTTGAGCAGGCAATTAAAAATAATAAAATTATGGGTGAAGCCTTTAATAATCCTGCTATTCAAAAGATCAAGGCTGGTAAAAGAGAAGTAGAGATTTGTCAAATAACGCCTGCTAACGCAGATGTTTCATATCGAAATGGTGCTAAGTACATTTATTTGACTCTAGTTGCAGCAGAAAACGCCGGTATACTGAAAATGAAAAGAGGCGTTCGATTTCTTAGCCGTGAAAAGACACAATTTCCGACCTTGACAAGCATTTAAATGTAAATCTTTGATACGCTTCATATAATCATAATATGGAAAATGATTTTGAAACACTCAAAGAAACTTACTCTAAGTACATTTCGCTTTTGCGAAAGTTCTTTCCCGAATCAATAGAAGCTGTAGATGCTCTCGAAGAATCAATGGGGGAGCGTCTATTTCTTGCGCCTAGAGATCTAGTGCCACAGTCAGGAGGATCTCCGGGTGGTCTAGTATCTTTTGCCGTTTCTGTTGCGAAAAGATGCAAAACATTTCAGGCTGACGTAAGCCCTAAGAAGCTGGCTAGGGTGGCTTTAATTCATGAGTTAGGAAAGCTAGGCGGCTTAGACGCTGGGCAAGATCTTTACATCGCTGAAGAGTCTGACTGGCACAGAGAAAAGCTAGGCAGAAATTACAAATACAATGATGCCTGCCCAAAAATGTCAGGATCACACAGAACTTTGTTCTATGTGTCTCACTTTGGTTTTAAAGTAGACGAAGAAGAGTGGGTTGCTTTGGCAACTTCAGCGGGATTTCAGTATGATGAAAATAAATTTTATGCTAACGAAATTTTGCCGCTAGCTCAATCATTACATGCAGCTAGAACTTTTTCTCTTGCAGAGATTAAAAGCAATCAATAAGATATTTATGTCTATGAAGAAAAAATTATGGGAATACGTAAAGTGGATGCTTTCTGAGGCAGATGATGATACACAAAAAGACTTGCTTGTAGAGCCAGATGATGTTGAAGAAACTGACGAAGAACAGCAAGAAGTATCCTCTGGCGGAGTCGCTGGTGCAATGACTCCTCTTGGAACAGACGCGTCTTATCCTGATTCTAGGGTGGGACACAAGAAATCACCGGCAAGAGCAGCAGGTGATTCATTCGGTGGGGCTAGACCACCTAAAAAATCTTAGAAATTTAGTGAAATTTAGACAATAAAATTTTAGAATAACATTACTAGCAAATTGCTTGTTAAAAATTGCCTATTACAATTTGGAGGTTTAAAATGGCAGTAAACTTAGAAGCGCTTCAAAAGAAGCTCAATCAACTTAGCGGTCAAAATTCTCGACGAAGCTCGATGTGGCGCCCACCTGAGGGCGAGGAAGTAACAGTACGAATCATTGCCTTCCCGGACAATGACGGCCAGCCATTCAAAGAGCGATGGTTTTACTACGGTGTTGGAAACAATCCCGGCTTGCTGACGCCCAATCAGTTTGGAAATCCCGATCCCATTCAAGAGCTTATCAATAAGCTTCGGTCTGATGATACAAAAGAATCATACGAATTGGCCAAAAAGCTTTATCCCAAGATGAGATCTTATGCAGCTGTTGTAGTCAGAGGCGAAGAAGACAAGGGAGTTCGTCTTTGGGCATTTGGTAAGACAGTCTATCAAGAGCTATTAAAGATTATGCTTGATAGCGACTATGGTGATATTACTGACGTCAAGGAAGGGTTTGATGTGAAAGTCAATTGTGTCAAGCAGCCCGGAAAGCTCTACGCTGAAACATCAGTAAGACCGCGGCCCAAGTGCACAGCTCTTTCTAGCGATACCAAGCAAGTCAAAGAGTGGCTCAAGAGCATCCCGGAACTTGATGATATCTACACGTGCAAGACGTACGAAGAGTTGGAGAAAATCATCAATAGCTGGCTTGAAGACCCGGAAGAAAATATCGGTTCTAGCAGAAACTATTCATCTTCTAGCTCGAACACCCGGTCATCTGAAAGCAGCAAAAGCACAGCGTCTAATTCTCTCAAAGATTTAGATGATGCTTTTGCAGATCTTGAGAGCATGTAAAAAGAAGAAAAAGTCTTCTTCAGGGCGTCTATTTAGGCGCCCTGTTTTGTTTAAGTCAGCATAAAAGATTATAATTGTTCCAGGAGAACTATCATGACAAACAAAAGTAAAAGAAAGAGTAAAGAAAATCCGATGGATGGATTTACAGAAGACTTGATCAAATCAATAAACAAAGACCATGGTTCTAAAATTGCTTATAATTTAGAGCATGACGAATCCCCTACACATGTGAAGCGATGGATCAGCACTGGGTCTAGACAGCTAGACTATATCATCGCTAACAGAAGAAACGGCGGTTTACCTGAAGGGCGAATTGTTGAGATTTTTGGTCCACCTTCTATTGGCAAATCACATATAGCCATTCAGATAGCAAAGTCAACCCAAGAGATGGATGGCATTGTTGTCTACATCGATACAGAAAACGCGACGAGTGTAGAGAATCTTTCTCTATTGGGTGTTGATATCAGCAAGAGATTTGTGTATGTTGACACACATTGCACAGAAGAAGTTTTATCAATTGCTGAATCGACAATCATGAAAGCAAAGGCGATGAATAAAGATGTTCCTATCACAATTATTTGGGATTCTGTTGCTGCATCTTCTCCCAAGGCAGAGCTTGTAGGAGACTACGACAAGGATTCTATTGGCTTGCAAGCTCGAGCTATCTCTAAGGGAATGCGAAAAATTACCGGTGTGATTGCCAATCAAAATGTGCTGATGATCTGTTTAAATCAGATTAGAACAAAAATTGGTGTAATGTATGGAGATCCAACAACAACCCCGGGAGGCAAAGCAATCCCATTTCATTCGTCTGTAAGAATTAAGCTTGGCGCAGGTCAACCGATTCAAGACAAAGATAAAAATATTATTGGCATCAATGTATCAGCAAAGACGATAAAGAACAAAGTATCAGCGCCCTTTAGAACGTGCAACTTTGAAATTCATTTTGGCATCGGTATTAAAGAGCATGAACAGCTCTTTGATGCTTTGCGAAAAAACGGACCCGAAATCGTAAAGGGAAAAACTATTGAAGTCGGCGGCACAGGATCTTGGAAGACTCTAACAGTATCTGATGCTAAGACAGGTGAAGTTTTTGTTGAAAAGAAGTTCTATAAGGCAGACTTTGATCAAATTTTAGCTAGCAAAGAATATCAAGCGTTCTTAGAAGATTTAATAGAAGCTTCGCTTGTAAAAAAGTCTAATGCTAGCGCTATGGATATTGATGTAGAGTCATATGAGGAAGTAAGGGCTGTATCGGATGATCTTCAAGATGTTCTAACAGAACTCGGTGGATAAAATGAATGATCCCATACTCATAGTAGATGGGCTAAATGTATTCATGCGTCATTTTTGTGCAAACCCATCTTTATCAGAGAACGGTGATCATGTCGGCGGTTTTTTAGGTTTTCTTGGCGGTCTAGGAAATCTTTGTGAAAAGTTTGGACCTAAAAAAATAATCGTAGTATGGGAATCAGGCGGAAATCCTAGAAAGAGAGCAATTGCTGCTTCGTACAAAAAGGGTCGACGCCCCCCAAAGCTAAACAGATACTACGAAGGTGATATTCCTGCCACATCACAAAATCATACGTTCCAAGTTTCTCTATTAGTAAAAGCTCTAAGCTCCCTGCCTGTAACACAGATATACGTTAGAGACTGCGAAGCTGATGACGTGATAGGTTACCTAGGTCGATATGTCTGTAATGATTCTGCGACCATCCTGGTATCTTCTGACAAGGATCTATATCAACTCATAGATCATAAAACGAAACAGTGGTCACCCGGCCAAAAAAGATTGATAGACAAGACATATATTTTAGAAAAATTTGGAATCTCTACAGAAAACTTTGTTAGTGCAAGAGCTTTTATTGGAGATGGAAGCGACAATATTATTGGAGTTAAAGGAGCTGGATTTAAAACGATGTCTAAGTGGTTTCCTTCTCTAATGAGCGAAAAATTTATATCGTGCAATGAGATCATCGACATTGCCAAAGAAATGACTCTTTCTAACAAGGGTAAAACAATAAAATCAATCGCAGAAAGCTCTGATCTTGCTAACAAAAACTGGAAGTTAATGCACTTAGACACATCACGTCTTAGTGGTGATCAAATACATAAAATTTCCGGTCAACTTGAAAATATCGGTATATCCAATAAAATGGAAATAATGAGACTAATGACACAATGCGGCATGCAAAAGTTTGACATTAATCGTCATTTTGCGGCAATAAATTCTGTGAGGAATAAGTGAAATTTAAAAATGAGATCATGAGGGACATCATCGAAAACGCTGGGGACACCCATCATTTCTCTCAGTATGGTAAAAGCTTCCAGGAGAAAATTTTTCAAGGGTTGGTGTCTGATACACAGTGGGCCAATCAGATGGTTGAAGTAATGAGGCCAAATTTTTACGATGTTGAGTATCTGAGGTTTCTGACAGAAAAATATTTTTCTTACTATGAAAAATACAGGTGCTTTCCTACGCTGGGTCTCCTTGTAAATGTAATCAAGGAAGAGCTCGGCAGCAATGAAGACGATATTCTAAGAGACCAGATTATTGAATTTTTGCTTAGAGTCAAGACCAATCCACACCCGGGTGACATCGGATATGTCAAAGATAAAACATTAGATTTTTGTAAGAGACAAGCTTTTAAGGGAGCTTTGGAAAAATCTGTAGATCTTATCCAGGGTGAAAACTTTGAAGCAGTCATTGAGCTTATGAAAAATGCTGTTTCAATCGGAATGCCAAATAGCTCTGGTCATGATTTTTTTGAGGATATTGAGGCTCGATTTATCAAAGTAAATAGAAATGCAGTCCCTACAGGTTTTCCTAGGCTAGACGAAAAAGATATTTTCAAAGGTGGCTTAGGAAGAGGGGAAATCGGTGTGATCACTGCTAATACTGGCGTGGGTAAATCTCACTGGCTAGTAGCAATGGGAGCCAATGCAATGCGCGCCGGAAAAAATGTTTTGCATTATACATTTGAGTTAACAGAGACGGCTGTTGGATTGCGATACGATAGTAATTTATGTGGGATACCTAGCAATGACGTTCAGGACAATAAAGAGCTGGTCAAAGAAGTATACGAAAGCAAGTCACTAGGGCGTCTAATCATTAAAGAATATCCGACAGGAAGTGCTTCGGTCGTCACACTTAGGAATCATATTGAAAAATTGGCACTCAAAGGCTTCAAACCCAATGTTTTGATTATCGACTACGCTGATATCATGAAGTCTACTAGAAGCTATGATAGTCTGAGGCACGAGCTTAAGTTGGTCTATGAGGAGCTTAGAAATCTATCGATGGAAATGGATATTCCTATTTGGACAGCTTCTCAAGCCAACAGAGATAGCGCTCAGTCTGAGATTGTAGGATTGGAAAATATGTCAGAAGCTTATGGAAAAGCTATGGTTGCTGATGTTGTTGTAAGCATATCACGAAAGGCAGCTGAAAAATCTACTGGGTTTGGTCGACTTTTTATTGCTAAGAACCGAGCCGGCAGAGATGGAATTGTTTTTCCTATTTCAATTGATACGTCAATGTCTATGTTTTCAATTTTAGATGAAAATTCAATGTCATTGAGTGAAGTAACACAACAATCTAACAGCGAGGCAAAAGCAACTTTACTAAAAAAATGGAGGGAAGTAAAGGGCGAAGCGGAGGAAGATGTTGTATAGTCTAGATACGATAAAATTTGTATTGTATTTTTTATTCACATCTTTCCTAGGAATGATTAGAATCACTACAGACTCAAGCAATGTCAGAGAAATTTACAAGAAATAGCAAAAGTGATCCGATGCTATACGCATAGATGATCACATCGAGGTAATTTGATGGTGAGTTATGATGAGGCTTTTGAAAAAAGCTTAGAATATTTTAAAGGCGATGAATTAGCAGCTAATGTTTTTGTTACAAAATATGCGCTAACAGACAAAAGTGGAAAAATTCATGAACCAAGTCCTGACTTGATGCACAAGAGAATGACCAAAGAGTTTGCTCGAATTGAGTCAAAGTATTCTAATCCAATGTCAGAAGAAGAAATTTTTGACCTATTAGCGAACTTTCGTTACGTCGTCCCACAAGGGTCACCGATGTCAGGCATTGGTAATCCGTATCAAATACAGTCACTTTCAAATTGTTTTGTAATTGAGTCGCCCTACGATTCCTATGGCGGCATTTTAAAGACTGACCAAGAACTTGTCCAGATTGCAAAGAGAAGGGGCGGCGTCGGATTTGACTTAAGCACAATTAGACCAAAAGGATTGTCGACGGGAAACTGTGCAAGAACAACAGACGGAATAGAAGTCTTTATGGACAGGTTTAGCAATTCTTGCCGAGAAGTTGCACAAGGGGGCCGCCGCGGCGCTCTAATGCTAACAATTTCAGTTCATCACCCACAAATTCGTGACTTTATAAAAATAAAAAGAGATCTAACAAGAGTTACAGGTGCAAATATTTCTGTTCGATTGTCTGATGAATTTCTCAATGCTGTCAAGTCCGGTTCTAACTTTCAGATTAGATTCCCTGTGGGCAAAGATGAAGATCACAAAGTATCTGAGCAGATTGATGCCAACGAACTGTGGGATGAAATTATTGAAAGTGCTCACGCCGCTGCTGAGCCCGGTCTTCTTTTTTGGGATACAGCAACATCTTTGACGCCCTCAGATATCTACAGCGACGAAGGATTCGGCTCCATGTCGACTAATCCTTGTGGTGAAATTATTTTGTCGCCTTATGATAGCTGTCGTCTTATGCTTGTCAATCTTCTTTCTTTTGTTGAAAACCCATATACGTCAGAGGCTTCTTTCAACTATGAGAAAATGGGAGAAGTAACCCAAAAAGCGCAAAGACTTATGGACGACATGATTGATCTAGAGGTAGAGCAAGTTGAAAAAATTCTTAAAAAAATTGAAAGTGATCCTGAGCCCGCTGAGGTAAAACAGATTGAAAAAGATTTATGGGAAAACATCAAGACACAGGCGATCTTAGGGCGTAGAACAGGGCTGGGCGTAACAGCTGTAGGTGACGCTCTTGCTGCACTAGGCATCCGATATGGATCAAATGATTCTATCGAAACTGTGGAATTATTTTATAAAACTCTGTCTGTAAATGCTTATCGCTCTTCCTGCATCATGGCAAAAGAGCGAGGATCTTTTGAGATACACAATCACAACAAAGAAAGAAATCATCCATTTTTAGAGCGAATATTTGAAGCTGCTCCTGATGTTAGAGAGATGAATAAAAAATACGGCCGACGCAATATTGCTCTTACTACAACAGCGCCTGCAGGATCTGTGTCTGTGCTAACACAAACGACGTCAGGAATTGAGCCAGCTTTTATGCTTCATTATACTAGAAGAAAAAAGCTTACAGAGAACGACGGTGATGCACGGGTTGATTTTGTAGATGATAGCGGTGATCGATGGCAAGAGTACGATGTATATCATCACGGCTTTAAGCAGTGGATGGACACGCAGGGTATTAAAGAGGGCGGTAGCGATAAGCTTGTTGAGATAAGCCCATACAATGGCGCCACTGCGAATGAAATAGACTGGGTCTCAAAGGTAAAAATGCAAGCCGCGGCACAGAAATGGGTATGTCATGCTATTTCTAACACAACCAACTTGCCGGCAAGCATTGATGTTGAGACAGTAAAAGACGTGTATATGACAGGGTGGGAATTGGGATGCAAGGGTGTTACTGTGTACCGCGAAGGTTGCCGCGCGGGCGTATTAGTGACTAAAAACAAAGAGCTGTCATTTAAATCTCACGAAGCCCCTGAGCGTCCTCAAGAGCTAAAATGTCACATTCATCATGCTAGCATCAAGGGAGAGGCATGGACGATACTAGTTGGTCTTCTGGATGGAAGACCTTATGAGGTCATGGGAGGTCTTCAGAAGTATATAGAGATTCCCAAGAAGTACAAGAAAGGTGTGATTATAAAGCATCACTACAAAACTAAAAATTCTAGATATGATCTAAGAATCGGTAAGAACGGTGATGAAATATTGATCAAAGACATTGTAGATGTTTTTGATAACCCTAATCATGCAGGATTTACAAGGACGATTTCGTTGGCGCTGCGACATGGAGCTCAAATTCACTATATAGTTGAACAGCTACAAAAAGACAGAGAAATGGATATGTTCTCTTTTTCAAAAGTGATAGCAAGAGTTCTAAAGTATTACATCAAGGATGGAACTGTTCCAGGTAAAACTGTATGTTCAAATTGCGGTGCTGAAGACACCCTTATTTATCAAGAAGGGTGTGTTACATGCACTGCATGTGGTCATGGAAAATGTGGATAAAAGTAGGTATAAATGAAATGGACAAGTAAAATTTCCCCTCTGTTAAAAGAATATGAACTTAGAAAACCGCCCGTAATTGTTAGAGTTAACAAATTCGATGAAGAGTCGGCAAAAAAGTTTTCTGATTCAGTAGCTCAAGCCCATAATACAGGTCAAAAAGTCATTCCTGTCGTTATCGACTCATACGGCGGTCAAGTATACAGCCTTATGACAATGATCAGCGCTATCAAGCATGCCGAGCTTCCAATTGCAACAATTGTTGAAGGAAAAGCTATGTCTTGCGGAGCAGTCTTGCTGACATTCGGCGAGGAGGGCCTTCGTTTCGCAGATCCTGACGCTACTGTTATGATTCATGATGTTTCAAGCGGCGTATATGGTAAGATTGAAGAGCTAAAAGCTGATGTCAAAGAAGCAGAACGGTTGGATTCTAAGATCTACACTATGATGGCAAGAAACTGTGGCAAAAAAGACGATTATTTCAAGAAGAAGATTTTCGCCAAAAAGCATGCTGACTGGTTTATGGCAGCAGATGAGGCAAAAAAGCACGGCATTGTAAATCATCTTCGAGTTCCAAAACTCAACATAGAGATTGATGTAGGCATCGACTTTGAATAAATTTGTGTAAGTTTTGTCTAGATGTGGTAGAATAAGGTGATGACATAAAGAGGAATCTTATGTGGCAACCACCTAAATCTCCAGTCGGAATGTTACAAGAAGATTTATGGCCTGACAGGTGGAAAATCTTAGTTGCATGCATTCTGCACAATCAAACATCTCGAAAGCAAGTCGACAAAGTCTACAAGCAGCTTTTTTATAGCTATCCTAATGCACAATCGATGTCAAATGCAGATCAAGACGTTTTAGCTCAAATTCTCAAGCCTTTGGGTCTTTATAATCGTCGGAGCAAATCACTCATTAGATTTTCCAAAGAATATCTGGGCTTAGACTGGCTTAGGCCGTCTGATCTTTATGCATGCGGAAAGTATGCTGACGACTGTTTTAGTGTTTTTTGCACCGGAAAATGGAAAAATGTAAATACTAGCGACAGTGCATTGTCACTTTATATTAGCTGGCTCAAGGAGAGCAATGAAATCAATTGAGCAGAAATATCGTAAATTAGATGACATCGAGCATGCGCTGCTTCGCCCAGGAATGTATATTGGTTCAACAAAGACACGCACAGAAGAGTGCTATTTGCTGAACAAAAAGAAGCTAATTGAGCCCAAGAGTGTTGAAGTTAATTCAGCATTTTTGAAAATTTTTGATGAGATTATTTCTAACTCTGCTGATGA